GTTAAAGGATCCCACCCAGACCAGGCAGCAACAAAGCTTTACCTTCTGGATGACTGGCACACGATCAAAAGTCACGTGCACCGCCGCCTCGGTTAAACCCACTTGTGGTTCCGAGGCTCAAACGTGTCGTAGCTGCCGCAAGGCAGTGCTAGACACAAGAGAGACCGTTGTCAACGGCTTAAGACTAATTCGGATTCGCTATAGGTTACCCTTTAGTGAATGCCCGGATCTTGAGCCGTCTGATTTAAATCGCTATCTCTCTTTTCTTCTACTTCAGGGCCAGAAAAGGGCCTCTGTAGCTTTCCCTCGCCGTCAATCGGCTGTGAGGGATGCTTCAGGGTTTCTGGCGTTGTCGCGGATGGGGAAACGAATGCGATGGGAATTTGCCCATTCTGTCGCATCTATTAAGCGCAACCTTCCTCGTGGTTGTCGTTTCTACACCCCCTCCTGCGCGGACGCATGGAAAGCGTCCGCGTTCTCTAACCCCCTCCCCTCTTCTCCCGAATACCTCTCGTTTTTACGTAGAGAGGTAAAGAGGATTTTTCCATTCGGTTGGGACCGTGATTATGAGAAATTTGTGTATTCTCATGTCCCCAATGCCACAGCTAGGTTCTCTGAACAGAGAGCCGATCATGCTTGGATGGGCGAATGGAAGTCCTACGTTGGTCAATGCTTGAGTGGTCCCATAGTCACTGGGATACCATTCCAAGCGCGGTATAAGGAAGTGCTTAGTGCTGGAAAAGTCAGACCCCTAATCATTTATGATAAGGCTATTGACTATCTGGCTCCTTTGCACAAGGTACTTTATAAGCACCTTTCCAAGCAATCTTGGTGCCTTGTCGGACCGCCAACGTCGGAGAAGATATCATCTACCTGTAGGTACAAGTATCAAACTAGCATTGACTTAGTCAGTGCTACTGATAACTTGTCCCTCGAGTCCACAGAGGCCATCCTCGGTTCACTACTCAGTAAGTGCGAACGCGTTCCTGGCGGGATTCGTGAGCTTGCTCACTTATCTCTCAGGCCGTTAGTAACGGTGAACGGTGTGATCGAGGGCGAAGTGACCCACGGGCAGATGATGGGAGCCTACCTTTCTTTTCCTCTACTCTGTCTGCAGTCTTACTTAGCTGCTCGCTGGGCGATGAGGGGCCATAAGGCCTCTTACCTCGTCAACGGCGATGACTGCTTAGTAAGCTCAGATGCTTACGTACCTTCTGAGTCTTATCCTCCTGGTTGGAGGCTTAATGACAAAAAGACGATCCGTAGCGAAACTGTGGCTGAGATTAACTCTACCGCATTTCTGAATGGAGGAGGTAAGTGGCGTGAGGTACGTCACTTGAGAAGGGGAGGTTTTCAAACCGATTTTAAAGGGATGATCCATATTGCAAGCGCAGTACGGACTTCCCGCGAATGGACGGATGCTTTCGTCCATTCTCGAATCGGCAAGAAATGGGGTTTCCTTCCTCACCAACTCTCACTTCATCCTAAGTCGTATCCTGCATTCTGCAGGACTAGGGAGATGTGGCATCGCTGCTATACGCAGTTGCCTCTCGCCCCTTCGGAGGCTAGGAGTGATGAGATTCTAGGTTTGCGTAGAGACCTAGATCCTGACGAACGATTGGCTTTTACTGCTTGGCAGTGGTCAAACGGTCGGGAGGGAGGAAAGAAAAGAGACGTCTTCTCACCTAGCGTGGGTGAGGTACGTAGGACATACGCGTACAAGGTTGTGAAGCCTTGGTCCAGACTTAGCTACGTGTCTAAGTTGAAATCACTGAAATTTAGTGATCACGCGTATGGAAAGGTAGAAGTCGACATGCAATTCGTTCCTGACGAATACTTGTCGATTAGAGAGATGCGGGCCATTAGGGAGCAGAATTTCTGTATCCCACAAGTTGATGGCTAATTCACATCGATCTCTTGGCGTCCCACAGTTCTGGCAACAGAATTGTCGCGGGGCGTTTGACGTCACATGCTGATAAGCAAGCGATAGTGAGGATCTCTCCTCCGCCAATACGTTGGTCCCTGCTCCGAATCTGGGGCACATCAGCTATTAAGTGGCCGGCAGTTGATAATCTGACCGATCCAGGGGGAACTCTTCTCGCGCTAAAAGAATGTGTGACGTCCGACGCAGGGTGGGACGTTGTTAAGGAGTGAACGGGGACGTTTATATCCCCTCGCCAGGC